AAGACTGGGACAAGGTAACTAAGGCACAAGACATACTAGACAAGATAACTGTCGAAGAAAGTAAATTGGCTAACACCAAAATGACTGTTGATACAGCTCCTGTATATCAGACTTATCAACAACCTCAAATGCCACCTCAACAACCTCAAGCACCCGACCCAGCCGCAGAAGATTGGGCTGGTAAAAACGAATGGTTTGGTAGCGATGAGGCTATGACTTTGGTAGCTTTTAACATACATAAAAATTTAGTTGAAGAAGAAGGGTTTGATACAAACGATTCTTCGTACTATACTGAAATTGATAAACGTATTAGAGCTGAGTTTCCACACAAGTTTAACGATGGTGGAGAAGTTCAACCCAAGGGGAGAATACAACAAACAGTTGCCCCAGCAGGAAGATCAGAAAGCTCTGGACGCAAACGGCAAGTAAAACTCACTAAGAGTGAAGTCGAAATGGCACGTCGTTTGAATGTACCGTTACAAGAATATGCAAAACATATAAAGAGGTAAGCAAATGACAGATAAAAAAGAATTAAATGAATCAATTGATGCGCAAGCATCTACTGAAAACAGAACACCACGTTCTGCTGAAACTCGAGCTAAAGATACTGCTCGCAAACCCTGGCGTCCCCCATCAATGTTGGAGACACCACCTGCACCTGAAGGATATTCCTACAGGTGGATTAGAGCTGAAATCGTTGGACAGGAAGATAGAAAAAATGTGACTTCAAGGCTAAGAGAAGGTTTCGACCTTGTTAAAGCTGAAGAGTTAAATGGATTCGAACTTCCCACGCTTGACGATGGAAGGCATGCAGGTGTTGTATCCGTGGGTGGTTTGCTATTGGCTAAGATACCTGATGAAACGCGACAAGAAAGGAACGCCTATTTTCAAGGACGCGCTCAAACGCAACAAGATGCGGTTGACAATGATTTAATGCAGGAATCTGACCCAGCCTCTCCGATCTTAAGACCAGAGAGAAAAACAAGCGTAACTTTTGGAGGTGGTAATCGCGAATAACGATTATTACTTAAATATAACTGACTGAATAAAGGATACTTATTATGGCAAATAAAGATGCACCTTTCGGGTTTCGATCAGTAGGCAAACTAGGTGGCGGCGTCGCGAACGGCGGTGTTACTGAATATAGTATTGCAACTGGCGCAACTGGAAATATCTTTTCGGGCGACCCAGTCAAGATGTTGAACACTGGTACTATTTTAGTAGCTGGTGCCGCAACAACTTTATTGGGAATATTCAGAGGATGTAGATATACAGATAGTAGTGGAGACGTAGTGTTTTCATCTTACTTTCCAACAACTACAGCATCTTCTGATATTGTTGCTTTTGTTGACGATGACCCCAAAACTCTGTTTGAAGTACAATGCACTGGTTCTTTAGCGCAAACTGCTGTAGGTAACAACGTTGAGTTGGCCTACACTGCTGGCTCTACAAAAACTGGTATGTCTGCGGCTGAGATTTCCTCAACCACAGCAGCTACTACTGCTCAATTTAGAATCGTAGGATTCTCTACTGATCCATCAAACAGCACAACGGGCTCAGCTAATATAAACGCAATCGTATATATTAATGAGCATTTCTACACCACAGTAACGGGAGTATAATAATGGCAATTAACAGATCGCAATTAGCGAAGGAACTAGAGCCTGGATTAAACGCCCTATTTGGGATGGAATACTCTAGGTATGAAGCGGAACACGCTGAAATTTTTGATACTGAATCTTCTGACAGAGCGTTTGAAGAAGAAGTGTTAATTTCAGGTTTTGGTAATGCTGAAGTAAAAGCTGAAGGAACGGGCGTTAGATTCGATAACGCTAATGAAGGCTACACTTCTCGTTACACACACGAAACTGTAGCGTTAGCTTTTGCTCTAACTGAAGAAGCTGTTGAAGATAACTTGTATGACAGACTTGGTGCTAGATACACTAAGGCTCTTGCAAGATCTATGGCAAACACTAAACAAATCAAAGCTGCTGCTGTATTGAACAATGCGTTCGCTACAACAGGTGGTGACGGTTCAACACTAATAGCAACTGACCACTCTTTAGGTGGCGGTGGCACATTAGCGAACCGTGCAACTACAATGGCAGATTTGAATGAAACTTCATTAGAAGATGCGTTGATAAATATATCAACGTTCACTGATGATAGAGGTTTAGCAATTGCTTTGAGAGGAATGAAACTTATCGTTCCACCTCAACTTCAATTTATCGCTGACAGACTCTTACAATCCCCAGGGAGAGTAGGAACATCTGACAATGATATTAACGCTGTCAGAAACATGGGAATGTTACCTGATGGTTATGTAGTTAATCACTACTTAACTGACACAGACGCTTTCTTCATCAAGACAGATTGTCCTGATGGATTTAAGCACTTTGAAAGATCACCAATGTCTACGGCATTAGAGGGAGATTTCGACACTGGTAACATGAGATACAAGGCTAGAGAAAGATATTCATTTGGATATTCTAACTTTAGAGCTGTATACGGTTCTCAAGGAGCGTAAACTCTATAAAAGGAAAGGGGGCTTAGGCTCCCTTTTTTTTTCTTTATCTTTTCAAAAATAGCATATATGATATAAATATGTTTAATTAGCTTGATGAGGACCGTTTACGGTTTCCATTAATACAAATATAAGGAGTTCATAATGGCTAATCCACATTTTCAAAACTTAATACTATGGGCGGGTAATACTGTTGCTTCCAAGCATAAGAAAGACCTACCTATGTTCGCTCCATATCCATCAGATCAAACGTACTACATGTACCAAAATGATTTTTTCACTTATAACTCTGGTGATTGGACGATAACAACAACTGAAGCTGGTACAGGTAGTGCTACTGAAGCTGTAACTTCATCCGCAGGCGGAGCTTTATTGCTTACAAACGCTGCTGGTGATAATGATTTAGACTTTTTACAACTTAAAGGTGAAGGATTTAAATTAAGTACAAGCAAAAGAGCATACTTCTCTGCTAGATTCAAAGTAAGCGATGCTACACAATCTGACTTTGTTATAGGTCTTGGTATTACAGATACCACACCTCTTGATACAACTGATGGTGTTTTCTTCCTTAAAGCAGACGGCGGTACAGGTCTTGATTTCTTAGTTGAAAAAGATAATTCTGCAACTACTACATCAGATGTAGCAACAATTGCTGACGATACGTTTATCGTAACTACTTGGTTTATTGATCCTGATACTTCAAAAGTATACTACTCAATAAATAATGCAGAACCTGTAGCTGTAGCTAACACTAACTTAGTAACCGATGAAGAACTAACAGTTTCATTCGGTATACAAAATGGTGAAGCAGCAGCAAAAACTATGACTATTGACTACGTAGTAGCAGCAGTCGAAAGATAGGAGTAAACAATGGCAGATGCAGTAACATCAACAACAATACAGGATGGCGATAGAATAGCTGTTTTACAGTTGACTAACACATCAGATGGTACTGGTGAAAGCGCAGTCACAAAAGTAGATGTTAGTGCTTTAGCTGCTAACAGTGCCAATGGCCAAACTTGTACGGGCGTAAAGCTTGGAAGGATTGTTTATTCAACTTTTGGCATGAGTGTCAAACTTTTATGGCATGCGACTACCAATACTATTTGCTGGGATCTTAATTCGGACTATACGACAGATGAAGACTTTACAGGCTTTGGCGGTATACAAAATACTGCTGCGGCTTCTGGTAAAACAGGAGACATCAAGTTGACTACGACAGGTGCCTCAAGTGGAGATTCTTACGTTATAGTTTTGACTTTAATCAAAGATTACAGCTAGGTAAAATCATGGCTGAATACAGAGGTAAGACAGTGTCTCTGAACAAACCAAGGGCTATCTCAAAAGGTAGCCCTGGTTATGGCAAAAAACGTAAAGAAGTCTTTGTCAAAAATTGCAGCAGCGAAAGTTCTAGAGTCAAACGTATAACCTTTGGTGATGCAAAACTTGGTATGCACAAAGGTACCAAATCAAGAAAAAAATCTTATTGCGCTAGAAGTGGCGGAATAAGTGGTACTACAGATAGATGTAGCGCTAATTATTGGGCCAGAAAAGACTGGGATTGTTAGTGGCTAAGAAAAAAAACAAAACCAAAAAAGACGCCTGTTATCGTAAAGTAAAAGCAGGAGCAAAAGTATGGCCTTCTGCCTACGCAAGTGGCAGATTAGTACAATGCAGAAAAGTTGGCGCAGCCAATTATGGTAAAAGCAAAAAAAGACAAAAAAAATCTACAGGTGGTTTAGTTACTATACTTGGTCAAGGTGCGGTTATGTCCAACAGATTAAGATAATGGCAAAAAAAGAAACACTAAGAGATTGGTTCTCTAAAAACGATGGTACAGGATGGGTAGACTGCAAGACAGGTAAACCATGCGGTAGACAGAAAGGCGAAAAAAGAAAAGGATATCCTGCATGTAGACCAACAAAGGCACAATGCACGTCAGCAGCTAAAAAGAAAACAGGACCTGCCAGAATCAGTTGGAAAGATGGTAGAACAAAAAAATCTGAAGGTGGACTTATGAGTAGCATATCAAATCAAAACCGCATCAAAAAGAAAAACGGTGGTTTTATAGCTAAAGGCTGTGGTA